TATGCTCGCACACATCACGCCAAGCGAGGCGATGCTACTAGACGAAGTCACCGATGGTGGTTCGATTAACCCAATCACAGGAATCCCCGAATTTTATATGGGTTCTGAGTATGGAGGCCCTGGAGGAGAATTTGATACTGGAGGATTTGCGGGTCAGGCTGGAGAATTTGATTCTCAATTAGGGTCTGGGTTTGCAAGTCCGGGTAGTCCGGGTAGAGATCACGGTGAATTTGCTCAACGAGACAAGCTAGGGTTTGCAGGCCAAGCTGGCGAATTTGATGCCCAGCAGGTTCCAGACGGTTTTGTTGATATAGGTTCAAGAACAGTGTCAGTGCCAACTGTTGACACGCTAAAAAATGTTGACCCGACTGAACTGGCAAAAGCGTTGATAGAAGCTCCACCCACACCGGAGCAATTCGATCCGAGTGATCCGCGAGGCGAATTATTCGGGTACGGATTTGCGAATGTTCCCGCGCCAACAGCAAATATAACAGGTATGTCAGGAAGTATGACCCAAGTTGCTCCGGGCAAAATAACAACGCCCCCGCACGCTTTAGATCAGTTGGCGTTTGATGAAGTAAATTATCAAGCGAAGATGCAAAATCTGCAAGAATTGAACAAAGCAAAAAGTCTGCTTCCAGGGGTGTCGTTGAAAGATCCAGACCAGATGCCCGATCCAAGAGTCACCCAAATTGATAATCAGATCACTTCAATAATCGGGAGTTTAACGCCAGCCGAGAGAAATCGAATGAATGTCGATGGAGGAAAGTTGCTTGATTCAATTTTTGATATCGGCACCTTGTCATTAGTGGTTCCAGGCGGGGGTTTAATTCAGGCGGGGGTTGAAACGGCGTTTCCAGGTGTTACTTTGGGACACTTGTCCGATGTAACAGATGCCTTGGCTGATAAAGAGCAGAGTGTTGAAATATGGGGTGGTGAAAAATAAAATTTAAAATTCTTTAGCACCCCCACGGGGTCAGCGGAGATAAATATGGAAGTAATCGAAAAAGAGGTTGCTGGGTTAATCCCTTATGCTTCTAACTCACGGACACACGATGACGCCCAAGTGGCTCAGATTGCCGCGTCGATAAAGGAGTTCGGGTTTAATAACCCTGTGCTTATCGACGAAACGGGTGGCATCATAGCAGGGCATGGGCGTGTCCTAGCGGCAAAAAAATTAGGCTTAGATAAAGTGCCAACCATTGAATTGGCGCACCTGACTCCAAACCAACGCAAGGCTTACGTCATTGCAGACAATAAATTGGCATTGAATGCGGGTTGGGATATGGAGATGCTCTCCTTAGAGATGGGGGACTTAGACAAGGAAGGGTTCGACCTTTCGCTGATTGGTTTTGACGTAGGGGAATTAAAATTAATATTTGAAACTCTACAAGATGAAGTTTTAACACAAGAAACATATACCGAAAAGTTTGATGTAATAGTGGAATGCACTAACGAAATGGCACAACAAACTATTTTTGAAGATTTAAAAGGAATGGGTTTAAAATGCCGAGTGCAAAGTTTGTAGTAAAAAGCAGAATACAAGATACATTTAGAACAGCCAAAGTAAAAGGGATGTTTGATATAAATATGGATGTTGTAAAAAAAGAATTTGATGTAAATATACCTATAGAAACCAATAATTGGAATATAGGATTAATAGTTGGGTCGAGCGGGTCAGGTAAAACAACAATAGCAAAAAAAATGTTCGAAGATTTTTTATTGTTTGATGGATTTAAATGGTCGAACGCTGCTGTAATAGATGATTTTGATAAATCTTTAACGCCAAAACAAATTACGGAAGCATTGAGTAAAGTAGGGTTTTCGTCCCCACCAGATTGGCTAAAACCGTTTTCTGTGTTATCAAACGGACAAAAAATGCGAGCTGAACTAGCTCGTCTTATTTTAGAAAGTAAAAAAGCTGTTATATATGATGAATTTACATCTGTTGTTGACAGAAAAGTTGCTCAAATAGGCAGTGCCGCAATACAAAAATTTGTTCGCAAAAACAATAAACAATTTATAGCGGTTAGTTGTCATTTTGACATAGCAGAATGGTTGGAACCTGATTGGATGTTTAATGTGGATGATATGTCATTCGCAAGGGGGTCGGAAAGGCGACCGAATATCAATGTTAATGTGCGGAAAGCAAAACGTAAAGAATGGAGATTATTTAAAAACTTTCATTATTTAAGCGCACAACATAATGACGCTGCTCATAGTTATGTGGCAGAAATAAATAATGAACCAGTGGCTTGGTGTAGTTTTTTACATTTTGCGCACCCAAAAATTAAAAATATGAAACGTATTCATAGAATAGTGGTGAGGCCCGATTATCAAGGCATTGGTGTTGGGACTAAGTTGATGGAATGTTTAGGAGATGATTATTTAAAAAAAGGGTTTAAAATAGGATTAGTTACTTCAACGCCAGCCCTTATTCGTCCTTTAAGTTTAAAAAAAAATTGGGTAATGACAAGAAAACCAAGTTATAATAAGCCCCATAGTGGCGTTCTTGGTAATTCTACTTTAAACGCAAGATTAACGGCATCTTTCAGATATGTGGGAACTGGGGAGAAATTCCCCACTATAAAAGTTAATGCAGCATAAAACACCAAAAAGGGTAACAAAACCAGCTTTCAAACCAACCGATGATGAGCGTAGGCTAGTTGAACAAATGTCGGCAGTAGGCATACCTCAAGAATCAATATGTTTAGTTGTTCGCAACGGCATTGATGACAAAACTTTAAGAAAGCATTTCCGCAAGGAATTAGACACAGCGGCGACGAAAGCTAACGCAAAGATAGGTGGCACGTTATTTAATAAAGCAGTCAATGGTGATACAAGTGCCGCTATATTCTGGGCTAAAACAAGAATGGGTTGGAAAGAAACAAACGTAACAGAACACGCTGGTAATGTGGCAGTGAATATACAATTAAATGCAACTAAACCTAAAGATTGATTTTCCAGAGGTATTTTCACCTCTGATAAAACCAGCCAGATACAAAGGCGCATGGGGTGGCCGTGGTTCGGGGAAGTCCTGGTTCTTTGGCCTGATGACGGTGATAGCGTTGCTTGAAGGCAAGCGGGTCGTTTGTCTCAGGGAAGTGCAGAACTCGATCAAGGATTCTGTTAAACAACTTATTGAAGACATTATTGAGCGACATAATTTAGAAAGTTTGTTTGAAATAACAGAACAGGAAATCAGAGGGCCACAAGGTGCAACGTGCATCTTCCGAGGACTTCATAATTCAACTTCTGCATCAATTAAATCGTTAGAAGGCGTACAGGTGGCGTGGCTGGAAGAAGCTCAGACCATTAGTCAAAGAAGTTTAGATTTGCTCACACCAACAATCAGAGCCGAAGGTTCAGAGTTGTGGTTTAGCTGGAATCCTGTATCCAGGTTAGACCCGATTGATAAGTTATTGAGGCGTTACACTCCAGAAGATTCGATTATTGTCGAGTCAAATTGGCAAGATAACAAATGGTTTCCTAACGCATTAAAAGCCGACATGGAACGAGATCGGGGCCAAGACCCAGAAAAAGCAGCCCATATCTGGGATGGTGAGTATGCGTCTGTAACGGGTGGAGCGTACTACGCCGCACTTATATCCGATGCAAGGAAAGCGGGGCGTATTGGAAAGGTTGAGTATGACCCTGACTTGCCTGTGTCTAGTGCGTGGGATTTAGGGATTGGTGATAGTCTTGCCATTATTTTATGGCAGCAAGTAGGGAACGAAATAAGAGTCATTAACCACTACGAGAACCACAGCCAGCCTCTGCCGCATTATGTAAAGTGGATAAAGTCGCTGGATTACAAGGTGGAGCTTGATTGGTTGCCACATGACGCAAGAGTCAGAGAATTAGGCACGGGTTTAACTAGGGTTGAGGTTCTCAGACGAGAGAAGCGGAACGTGAAGATTGTGCCGTTACATAAGGTTGACGATGGGATAAACGCGGTTAGAGAATTGCTGCCAATAATGCACTTCGACGCTGACAAGTGTGAGTATCTTTTAGAATGCTTGATGCAGTACAGAGAAGATTACGACGAGCGGCTTTTGACTTTAAAGAGTCG